GAAGCAGTTAAAAGCTATTAAAGACATCCTAATGTGCGACATCTACCGTTTCTACTGGCCTGAAATGGTTAACGAAGCTGAGGGAAAACGTGAACGTTGGGCGGTGGATGAGATTAGTGTAGACCACCCTAAGCGCAAAGCAGAGGGTATACGAGATGCTACAGTTAAAGCTGCTGGTATAACTGCTAACGTTACAGGTTTACATTGTAATGTAGCTGTACTTGATGATGTGGTGGTTCCTGATAATGCTTACACTCAAATAGGGCGTGAGCAAGTTCGGGCGTTCTACTCACAGTTGTCTTCCATTGAGTCTACAGGTGCACAGGAGTGGGCGGTAGGTACACGTTACCATCCGGGTGACCTATATAAAGACATGATGGAAATGACTGAAGTTTTCTACGACGAAGACACAGATGAAGAGGTTGAGAACGAAGTGTACGAAACCTTCGAACGCACTGTAGAAACTAATGGTGAGTTTTTATGGCCTACTATGCGGCGTACTGATGGTAAGACTTTTGGCTTCAATGCTCGTGAGCTTGCTCGTAAAAAAGCTAAGTACCTAGATGTAAGTCAATTTTACTCACAATACTATAACAACCCAAACGCTATAGAAACCCAAATAATTGACAGAAGTAGGTTTTCATATTATGAGAGAAGCAAGATTGAAAATGTTAGTGGTAGCTGGTATCTTAATGATAAGTTACTACATGTATTTGCAAGTATGGATTTTGCCTACACTGTAGGTACAAAGTCTGACTTTACAGTAATTATGGTACTAGGCGTAGACGACTTAAACAACTACTACGTACTGGACATTGACCGTTTTAAAACAAACAAAATATCTGTTATGTACGATAAGGCAGAAACTGTGTTTCGTAAGTGGCGGTTTAAAAAGATGCGTTGTGAGGTAGTTGCGGCACAGAGACTTATCGTAGGCCAGTTTAAAGACTACATGCGTAGCCAAAACATAATGTTTGTTATTGACGAGTATAACCCTCCTAGGAATATGAGTAAGGCAGAGCGTATAGCTGCCATACTAGAACCTAGATACAACAACAATCAAATATGGCACTACAAAGGTGGTAACTGCCAGACGCTAGAGGAGGAGCTTATTATGAACAACCCTGAGCACGATGACATTAAAGATGCTTTGGCTTCTTGTGTTGAGATATGTAAGCCCCCCATTGGTAACAGAATGTGGGGTAAACGCACTAACGTAATACAATTTAATTCTAAATTCGGTGGCGTAGCCTACTAAGAGGAACTTATGAACAACAACATTTCAACAGCATACGACGATGACGCACTTGCCTCTAAGATTTCAGACATGTGGACTAGGTGGGACACTGCACGTTCTGTGTGGAAAGAAGAGAAGAACGCATTACGACAGTACTTGTTTGCTACAGACACTCGCTCAACTAGCAATAGTAAACTACCGTGGAAGAACTCTACTGTAACACCTAAGTTAACACAAATACGAGACAACTTGCACGCTAATTACTTAGCTGCTTTATTCCCATCTGAAAACTGGTTCTTCTGGGAAGCCACTGATAAAGACCCACAGCTAATGCAAAAGCGTTATGCCATTGTGAATTACTTAAAACAGAAGTTAAAAGCATCTAACTTCCAACTTCTTGTCTCTAAACTCGTTTATGACTACATTGACTTTGGTAATGTAATCGTAACGTATGACTACGTAAGGGACACATACATTGGTAAAGATGGTCAAGTGTCTACGAAATACATTGGCCCTAAAGCATACAGAGTTAATCCACACGACATTGTGTTTAATCCTTTATCTGAAGAGTTTGATAAGTCCCCGGTAGTTAGGCGCATGTTAAAGTCCATTGGTGACTTGTTAACTGACGTTGAGACTAAACCTGCTTTACACTACGATAAGGCCGTAGTAGACAAGGCGTTGCAGTTTAGGCAGAACTACCGTGATGACCCTGAGTTTAAAAAAGAAGTTAACATGGCAATTGATGGCTTCGGTAGTGCCGACGAGTACTTAACCGGAGACATGGTAGAGCTGTTAGAATTCTGGGGTGATATATACGACCCTGATACTAAAACACTACTACGTAACCAACTTATTACAGTAATTGACCGCAAGTGGATTTTACGTAAGCAGGTTAACCCTATGTGGGTAGCTGAGAAACCAATGTTCCATTGTGGTTGGAGACTACGTACAGATAACCTGTGGGCACAAGGCCCTTTAGACCAACTGGTAGGTATGCAGTACCGCATTGACCACTTAGAAAACCTTAAAGCAGATGTCTTTGACCTCATTGCATACCCTGTAATTAAGGTTAAGGGTAGCACTGTTGAGGAGTTTGAGTACGAACCCGGTGCACAAATCTTTGTGGGAGACGAGGGTGATGTTGAGTTTATGCGACCTGATGGGTCTGCGTTAAATGCAGATATGCAAATTAACGAGCTAATGAACCGCATGGAAGAACTTGCTGGTGCACCTCGGCAAGCTATGGGAATACGTACCCCCGGTGAAAAAACTAAGTTTGAAGTACAAACATTAGAAAACGCAGCTGGTCGTATTTTCCAGAACAAAGTAAGTTGGTTTGAGCGTAACATTTTAGAACCACTGCTTAACGGTATGTTGGCAGAATCTATCCGTAACTTTGAGGGCGTAGAACGCATACGGACAGTAGATGAAGAATATGGCACTGAGAGCTTTATAGAGGTCACTAAGAACGATTTAATGGCAGCAGGTAAGATATACCCCGTGGGTGCTCGACATTTTGCAGAGCAGGCCCGTTTTATACAGGAGCTTGCACAGACAATGAATGTAGTAGCTGCTATGCCTTCTGTTGCTACACACATTAGTGGCAAAGCAATTGCTCTAGCTATTGAGGAAAACATGGGATGGCAGAACTATAAAATTGTGCAGGACAATGTTAATGTGTTTGAGCAAGCTCAGACACAGAAGTTAATGAACCAAGCTGCTGAAGACATCCAAGTGGCTTCAACTGTGTCGCTAGAGGGACAACAACCAGTGGGGGAAGAACCCCCTATTGACACACAGCAATAACTGTGCTAGTATAGTTATATGAATACATTATTACTTAAACATAAATCTAATACTATTACTAAAGAAGAGTTTACTAAACTATGGAATAATAACAGTATATGTTTAGAAGCTTTATATGGTACTCTATTAGAGTTAAAACAAGAAATTACTAGTATTAAAAGAGCAGACTTTGACTGCCCTAACCATTACGCTAAGTTAGCGTACAACTTAGGGCAACAAAAAATAATAGAAACAATCGTAGACCTACTGCCTGACTCGGCAAAAGGGTAACGTTTTAGAAAAACTAAGCTCTAAGGGGCTTAACTTTAGGAGAAATTGCATGACTGATGCAAGCATATTTAACGGTGATGTCCCAGAAACACCCGTTACACCACCCGCAGCGACAACTGAGGGACAATTGTTTACCGCACTAGTTGGGGAAACACAAAAATATAAGACACCAGATGACTTGGCTAAAGCATATGCTAATGCTGATGAGTTTATTGAAACTTTGAAAGAAGAAAATCGTAAACTACGTGAGCAATCAACCTCTGCTAAAACAATCGATGATGTCTTAGAACGTATGTCAAAACAGCATTCAGCACCAGAGAGTGACAACTCTCCTGCTCAGGAGTTTAATCCTGAAATTGTGCAACAGCTTGTCGAGAAGACGTTAATTGGTCGGGAGACTGAGTCTCGTAAACAAGAAAACTTACGCAAAGCAGATGCCCTTATGAAGGCGCAATTTGGAGATAAGGCTCTAGACGTGTTTAAACAACGCGCAACTAGTCCTGAGAAAGCAGACTTGTTAATGCAGATGGCGGCTCAAGACCCGCAGGACTTTATGTCATTCTTTGTTGGTGCTAGCGCAGCTGTCACCAATAGTTATGATGCAGGCTCTGTAAACACAACTTCTGTAGCTTCCGTTGGAGGTGACCGTTCCGCTATTGAGGGAACTAAAGAGTGGGCAGCAAAGATTCGTAAAACAAGTCCTAGCACCTACTGGTCACAAGAGTTCCAATATAAGTTACAACAAACTGTTACAAACAATCCGTCCCGTTATTTCGGGCAATAAGGAGATTTTAAATGGCTGGTATTGATTACGCAAAAGTCAATGAGCATTTAGTTCGCACAGAACTGTGGTCATCTGAACTGAAAGATATTTTACAAGAACAATTGATGGGTACGAAGTATGTTCGTATGCTCAATGGTTTCCCTGATGGTAACCAGTTTACCATTCCCTCAATTGGCGAGTTGCCAATGCGTGAAGTGGCAGAGAACACCCCTGTTACTTACGACTCATTGGACACTGGTGAGTTTAACTTCACCATTGACCGTTACGTAGAAGCTGCTACCTTTATTACAGATAAAGCCAAGCAAGATAGCTACTACGCACAACAACTCATAGGCATGTTCCCCACTAAGATGCGTCGCGCACTAGATGAGAACTTGGAATCATCTGTGTTTAAGTTGGCTAATACCCAGACAGTGAATAACGTTAATGCTATTAATGGTGCTGACCACCGTTTTATGGCTTCTGGCAGTAGCAACACTGTGTTGGCATTGGATGACTTCGCTAAAGCTAAGTATGCTTTGGACAAAGCGCAAGCAGGTGGTGCACGTGTTGCCATCATTGACCCATCACAAGAGTATGTGTTTAACAACCTAGTTGGTGCACAAGCTTTTACTAACAACCCTACCTTTGACGGTATTGTTAATGGTGGTTTTGTAAACGAAGTAACTGGTATGCGCTTTATTAAGAGCATCTTTGGTTTTGACGTTTATGTTTCTAACTTCTTGGACACTCCTACAGACACTTCAATTGACAGCGTAAGCGTCATGGCAAGCCCTGTAACGAACTTGTTCATGTCAGTTGGTGGTGACCTAACCCCATTCGTCGGTGCATACCGTCAAATGCCGCAGGTCGAGTATGAGCGCAATAAAGACTTGCGTCGTGATGAGTATGTGATGAATGCTCGTTTTGGTTTGAAGTTGTACCGTCCAGAATGTCTGGTGAGTGTAATTTCTAAGTCCACTATCTAACTGAAAGGAGTTTATAAAAATGACTCGTAAATCTACATGGACTAACTCTGATGGCTTAGTCGTGGGCTTTGGCCCACAGTATCCAGAACGTAATGTTGCTGGTGTTTTTGAAACTGATGGTGTTGTTAAGGAAGCGCGTTTAGCTATTACTTATCAATCATCTGGTGCTACTGTTGCCCTACCTGCTGGCTCCGTCGTAACTGGCGTAGTAATGAAAGTTGGTGCTGCATGGGTTGGTGGTACTAAAGTTGAAATTGGTGATGGTACTGACGCAGATGGTTGGGTTTCAGCCACGCAGGGCGCTACAGCTGCTTTGACTGTTGGTGTGTCCATTGTTGCTGGTGGCGCTTACGCCATTGGTGATGCTGCCACAAATAAAGGTCTAAGCAAAGTGTACGCTGCTGCTGACACCATTGACGTTACCATTACTGGTACGTTTACTGCCGGTGATGCTGACATTTTTGTTAGCTACATCTAAGTAACCTAGAGGGGGGCGAGAAATCTCCCTCCTCTTTTTTTGGAGAAATAAATGGCAGACGTACAGCACAGTGCTCTAACTGACCCAAACATACATGAACCAAAAGGTGTTGCAACGGCAACTGTTAGCACAGTGTACGCAGCCAACGGCGCAGGTGTTGGTACTTGGCGCAAACTAACAGACGCTGATGTAGACTACAGCACTAAAGCAAATAACCGTTTTGGGTGGAATAACCGTGTAGACGATGTGTATACTTCAGGCTCTCCTCTCAGTATTGCTCTAGGCACAAAGACAGCTCTACCTAATGATGGCGGCAACTCACTAACAGATGTGACACGACCTCTTGGTATTACTTACGCATCCGATTCTTTTACAGCTAGTACTTTAAATAGTAGCTACGTCATTAGAGTAGCAATGAAAGTGGCTTCAGGCGCTACAGCAACAACACCATACACCCTTAAAGTAACGTTAGAAGGTGGGTCATCTCCGTTAGAGTTTGCTGGACAAAGCATGTTTATAAAAGGTGGTGATTACGAAAACGATGTAGCTCACTCGTTCCTGTTTTATACAGGTACTTTAAACACAAATCAACCTATTAAAATATACATAACACCAGACGTTGCTATAACTGTTTGGGATATAAGTTACCTAATTCAACGTACATATTTGGAGGTTTAATGTGGCTAAAATGACCTTACTAGATATGACGCAGAACATTCTATCCGCAATGGATAGTGACCCTGCTAGTAGTATAGACGAGACAGTAGAAGCTGTTCAAGTAGCCGAGTTAGTTAAAGAAAGTTTCTTTTATTTAATGTCACAACGTGACTGGCCTTTCTTATTTGCGTTAGGTGAGTTAGTAGCCTTGGGTAATGTTGCTAAACCAACCACCATGCGTATGCCGACTACTTGGAACAAAATTAAGTGGATTAAGTATAATAAAAAAGAAATAGAGTGGGTTGACCCACACACCTTCCAAGATATACTTGACCAACGTGTAGAACAAGCAGACGTAATTGATGCGGCTGGGTTTGTAATTAACCGTGACCCCATCTACTGGACTAGCTACGATGACGACTACATTGTGTTTGATGGGTATGACAAGGTAGCAGAAAGCTCTCTACAAGCAAGTAAAACAACCACCTACGGTGCTGTACAAGCAGCTTGGACACACGTAGACACTTTTGTACCAAGCATTCCTGAGAAGTTCTTTCCTACCCTATTAGCAGAGGCCAAGAGCCAAGCTTTTGTTAACCTAAAGCAACAGTCTAATAACAGAGAAGAGCGTAAAGCACAATCTGGTAAGGTTGTTATGCGTAACGAAGTTTGGAAGAACGAAAACGGCGAAGCTAAATTTAACAGGAAAGTAAACTATGGTCGAAGATAAGACTACCTTTGACAAGGTAATGGAAAAGGCAGCTGCTAAGAAGTTAGTGGTTAAAGAGCGTACAGAAGAGCGTGCTGCTACAGGTGTAGTTAACAAACTCGTTATTGAACGTAACCCCACAGGTTTATACTCAGTACGGTATTCATTAAGTGGCCCTGTGCCTAACGATTTAAAAGGTTTTTTTACACGTAAAGACCGCATCCTAGCAATTGCTAACATGAAGAAAATACCTGTTGAAGAATCTGTTATTTAAGGATAAGCTAGTATGGCTGCACAAGGAAGCGTAAAAGATAGTTTTACATTTGTAGGTGGGTTAAACACCGAGGGTGGTTTCTTTGTTACACCAGAAAACACCTTTAAAGAAGGCACTAACCTAATCCCACAACTTGATGGTAGCATTGAGCGTAGAAACAGTATTGACTACGAGGAGAACCGTACACTCTTTGCTGCTGGTATAACTACCGACCAGAAGGACACATGGGCCTTTACAAGCGGTATTTGGACTACGGTAGGGGGTAGTGGTAACCGAGACTTTATTGTAGCTCAGGTAGGCCGCTACCTATACTTTTACAATGCTGCTACCGGCGTAGTGAGTGGCAACAAGAAAAGCTTTAGTGTAGACCTTAACACCTATAAAGCAGCAGGGAACCCTTTAACAATTGGAACTACAGTGTGTTCCTTTGCGTCTACTTACGGGCGTTTAATTGTTACTAGTGGTGTTACTGACCCAATCTTAATTGAGTATAACCCTACAACTGACAACATTTCAGTTAGCGTTATAAGCATACAGATACGAGATTTTAAAGGTAAGGACACAGGTGAAGCTGTTGATGCAGAGTATACAGACGCTGAGTGGGTGTCTCTAGGACAAACAGTGGCCGACGTTACGTACAACCTTGAGAATCAAGGCTGGAACACTACCTTAATAAACACATA